GATGTAGGGTGTCGTATCCCTGCTCATATGTCGCTCACCTCCAGCACAGGATTCAGGATGCCCCGCATGCCGTCTGATGCTTCAAACCGGATGTTCGTCACGTTCACTTCCGGCATGTATTTTCGCAGCGCTTCCACGATGGCCAGCGTCATGGCCGTCTCGGCGGCGTTGATCGGCATGTGAAGGTAATCGCCGGCAATGCCGAAATCCCGGTACAGCGGACACTCACCCTTGATGGTGTTGATCAGGATGTACAGCTGCTGTGCCCGGGCTTCCGCTTCCGTCTCCGGAGCAAGGGACAGATCAATCTCGTCATTTGCTCTGATTACGATCATGCAGCCTTCCTCCTCTCATCCACAGTATTCTTTCAGGTTGACCGTGACCTTGTAGTCCGCCGGGGTGCCGTCCTTGTAATAGAACTGCGTGGCGGCGCTCATGTCTTCCAGTACCCACCGTCTGCCGATGGGCTTTGTTCCCAGAACGAAGGTGACCACCTTGCCGTTGGTCAGCATGGTGTCCAGCTTCTTTCTCCATGTCTCAGGATTCTCGCCAAACCAGGCAGAGAACAGGATTTCAAAGCTGATGGTCTCCGGATCTACCCCGGTAAATTCCAGGATGCCCTCCTTCTTCACCAGCTTGTGGGTGGAATAATTCGCTTTCTTGTTCCTTGTCAGGTTATTGATCGTCCGATAGGTCTGATCTGAGACCTCGAAGATCACGTCTCCAAGCATTCCTGTAATCATCTGACACACCCCACTATGTATCCGTGACTGTCACAGCCGGTCGGGAAAAGGCAGATGGCCATATCCCCGATGCCTGGCCACCACTGCAGGTAATTGATCGGATGGCTGTCCCAGATGATCTTGTGCAGATGCGCACCGTCTCTATCTGTTTCGTCGCCTGTCAGGTTCCCGCCCAGAGAGTCCAGGATGGCTCCCCATTTTTCCGCGATGTGGTGCTTATGCTTTACGGATACGGTTTTGTGCTGATCCGTGATGATCCAGTCCGGGAACTGCGCAATTTCCAGCCAGTCAGAAATGATTCCCTGGGACGTGAACTTCACCCGCGCCCGGTTTCCGGAAATATCCACTACACGGCCCAGACGGACCATTTCCCCGAAGCCAAGGGTATAATCGTCATATCCGGTGGAATGCCGCGTAAGGTCCCCTCCAAGCTTAATCTCGGTGGTGTACCCGGATGCGCTCAGTTTGTGCTTCACATACTTGATGGGGTGTTTCCCGGACCAGTAGCCGAAGCCCTCCAGGTTCACATTCATTCCAGCCATCAGCCCGGGGTTTCCGGGAAGGGTGAAGGTAGCGCACTCGCCGAACTCATTCTTCAGCCGCAGCTCCTGCGCAGCAATCTCCTGCGCTTCGGCCTGGCTTTCCACGCGCCGGTTGGTAATGATCAGCTGATTGTGTTCTGAATTGTCGGCGTACTTCTCGGACTCAGCGGATCCGCAGATCAGCCCTTTGAAGGGATGCGCGTACCGCAGGATACAGGAATCATAGGCGATGTCCCGCGATCCGGTTTCCAGGCTCCATTTCGTGTACTGGCCATCGTTGAACCGGATGGTCATGACGCTGGGCTGCCTGGCGTAGGCGGCATTATCGAACAATGACATCTTCCCGTCAGCGATCTTGAGGTTGATCCCGGCTTCCCGGCAGAGGATCCGCAGAAATGCAAGGTCTGCCTGCTCATTCTGTTCGCGCCGTTCGTAATTGTGCGCCGGCGCGTCATAGACCAGAGACAGCCCGGCCTTTCCCGCGATTTCTGCGGCTATGCCCTGCAGGGAGTAGTTCTCCCATGCTTTATTCCGCTTTTCGTCCGCGATTCCACCGGTGGGCGGGAGGGAGGACGCTTTCATCGTGACGGTGCCGGGAGGGCCTTCGGCCTTCATGCTGTCAAGGTGGAATCGTCCAGCCTTCTGCTGCACAACCTTCTCGCCGATCCGGGTGCCGACCCATGCGTCAATCATCAGGCCGCGCACGGTGGCACCCTGGTAGATGGTTTCCGTCAGCCAGCGCTGTACCCATTTACCGTCCGGATCCGCCACTTTGATCTGCAGATCGTCCGTGGCTTCGCTTTCGTTGTCCGTGATGTCGATGGTGAGCAGATCCCGCATGACGATGTCTGTGCAGTCTACACCTTTGAACTTCAGCTTCCAGGCCGACCGTCTGGCCAGCTCCTGCTGCTGGTATTGCACCAGCTTGTTGTAGATATCCGCATCTGCCAACGGGACTCACCTCACTTCTTCCACGGCGGGTAATAGCTCTCATCCGCTGCGTAATTGTTGAAATCCGGCACCGAAAGCTCGATGCCGGCGGAGAAAATGTAGATGCTGCTTTTGTCCAGGTTCGCTTCGATCAGCTGTGCCGTGACGTCCGTGGATCCGGTCAGCTTATGGGCGATGGTGTCCCACATGTCCCCCTGTACCGTTTTGTAAGTGCCGGCCATGCTCGATCACCCCTTTATGCGTAGGCCGTCCGTCTCCGGTCGGTCAGGACGTCCTCCATGATTCCTTCGATCTGAGACCGCAGGTCCTGAGTCTGGGTTTCCAGCATGGCCCTGATCTCCGCTGCGTTCCCTCCGCTCACGTTGTAGACCGGGGAGAACTGGACTTCAATAACGTTGCTGTCGCTTCCGGATGCTCTGGACAGCGCGTTCACGGTCTCATGCGCGGTCAGCACCTTCTCGCCGCCGCCCATGTACACCAGCTCAGGGCCTTCCTCGCCGACCAGCGACAGACCTTCCTGCGCGTTGTCGGTACCAGCGGCGTGTCCGAAGACTTTGCCGACGAGATCCCCGATGCTGGGAATGTTGCCAACCTCGAATCCGATATGCACGGTTTTGTCCGGGATGGCGTCCAGATCTGCGGTCACGTTGCTTGCTACGCCCTGCGCTTCGGTGACTGCCGTTGCCCCGCCTTCCTGAATGGATGCGATATACGCTTCCATGGTGGCGGCTGCGGCCTGTCCTGCTTCGGAGCTCATATCCAGCCCTTCAACGGCTGAGTTCAGCTCTTCCTCCAGCGCGGCCATGCCTTCCGTGAAGTTGGTCTCCATGTCGGCGATGGTTCCGGCCAGCGTTTCTTTCGATTCCTCGACCTTCTTGAACTCGTCGTTGATCTTCTGGACTTCTTCCGGTGTCGCCTTGGCCAGAGCCTGCAAGGTGGCCAGGCTCTCAGCGGATCCGTCCGTCAGCTGAGCCGCAATCTCCTTGGAGACGCCGTTCTTCAGCACGCCCTCCAGGGCGGTGTTGTAGTCAGACCAATACTTCTGCTGCTTCTGCAGATTGGTTCCAATCTTGTCGGTGGTTTTCAACTGCGCCGGATCCCCGGTATCGTCAAACAGGCCAAACCGACCGCTCAGGGTCTTCAGAGCAGCTTCCTTGGCTTCTTCGTATGCTTTTTTCAGTTCCTCAACCCGGGTAATGACGCTGCTAACAGCGGCGACGGCCTGATCCGCTTCGCTCTGGGCTCCGGATCCGGCGCCCTCGGCTGCGGCCTTGGCGGCATCCACTCCGGCTCTGACCTTTTCCATGGTCTCCGCAACGAGCTCGCCGCTGTTCTCGTAATCCTTATAGGCTTCATTCAGTGCAGTCTCAAGGGCATCGTATTCGAGCGTACCGTCTGCCACACCGTTGATCAGGTTCTGCAGATATTCCTGCTGGACTTTGTCGTTCGCTTCCACGGCGTCAGCATAGCCGGTTGCGGTGGAGATCAGACTCTGCCAGCTGTCACTCATCTGATCGACACTGAAGGTCTCGTGCTCAACCGCGTATCCCATGCCTGCAAGGCCGCTTCCGAAGAAGTCGTAATCCCGCCCGGTGAGTGTGTTGATCGTATCCTGCAGGCCGTAGAATCGTTCCTGCAGTGCTTTTGCTTCTTCGGTATCGTCATGAAGCCAGGAGCCTTCGCCTTCGTAGGACTGAACCGCTTCGACCAGGTTATCAAACTCGGAGCGGACATATCCGGCGGCGTCTCCGGCCTTCAGAAACTCCTGTACCGCCGTCTGCTGGTTCTGAGTTCTGGTCAGATTCGCGGATGCGTCAGCCTCCGCCTGGATTGACTCGACATACTGCTTTGACATCTTCTTGACGGTGTCAAGCGCGTCTGCCGTGTACTGATCCTTCCGGGCCTTGGCTACGTTCTCGTAGGCTTCGATCTGCCGGTTTAGGGCATCCGTTTCATCATCCGTTGCCGTGATCAGGCCGCCGGATGCTCCGCGCAGCTCTTCGGTAACGGCTTTCAGCCGTTCACGCTTCGCTGCCAGTTCGTCCGATGCGGAAGCGGCAGCGTTCTGCGCTTCAGCCAGAGCAACAGCCTGTTCGTTTGCTTCCTTCAGCTCAGCCAGTTCGCCGCTGACATCAATCGTCTGGGTGATCTTGCCGTCTGCACTGACAACCACTTTCCCAGCTTTCACAGCAGCGACGAATTCTTCCATCGTGCTATAGCCGAGAGCACCGATAGTCGCAGCGTCAAAGCCACTGGTTTCCAGCGTCTGTGTCAGCTTTCCGGTTTTGGTCTGAATAGAGCTGATAAACTCTTTCAGATGGTTCAGATTCTCCTGGGAGATGTTCTCCACTCCGTCCATGGCCAACTGCTGCGTCAGGGCATAAGCCCCGTCTTTCGTGTTGGTCTTGAAAGAAAGATACGTCGGGAGCTTCTTCTCGACATCCTCAATCCCCAGAATCTTCAGATCCTGCGTCAGGGTGGCGGTCTCATTGGAGATGGCCGTTTTGAGCTCTTCAATCTGCTTGATCTTCTCCGGCTTGATCTCGTCCATGACGATCTTCTGCGTCAGAGTTCCATCTGCAGATGTGATGATTTTTCCGGACTGCACCGCTTCCACGAAGGCTTCCATGGAGCTGTAGCCCAGGGCGCTGATGGACGCGGAATCGAAGCCCAGAAGCTCCAGCTTCTGCGTCAGCTTGCCTTCCTTGTCGCTGACCGTATTCATCAGCTGTTTCAGCTGATTGACCTTCGCGTCGGTCAGGTTCTCGGCCCCGTCAATCTCCAGCTGCTGTTTCAGCGCGTAGGTGCCTTCCTTGGTATTCGTTTCGAATGCCAGGTAGGTGTCCAGATTCTTCTCAACGTCCTTGACGCCGAGCAGCTGCAGCTCCTGGACCAGCTTCGCCTTTTTGTCGACGTAGGCGGTCTTCAGCTTGTCGAGCTCTTTCAGGTCCTTCTGACTGATGCCGGTGATGTCCAGCGTCTGGGTGACGGTACCGTCCGCGTTGACGGTGTAGCCGTTGTTGTCCGCAATCTCCTTCAGCAGCTCCAGGTCGGACTTCTTGACGCCGGAGATGTCAATCTTCTCCGTGATCTGTCCGACGCCCTGGCTTTCCAGATCGGCGATCTCCTGCGACAGGCTCTTGTATTCCTGCGCCAGATCAATGATGTGCTGCTGCTCCTTGGCCTTCTCATTCAGCGCATCGAAGTCCGCGTCCAACTGTTCAAAGGACGGGTGCGCATCGTTGTAGGCATCCGTCAGCAGGCCGACACCGGCCACCAGGGCGCCGATCCCAGCAGCAACGGCAAGGATGATGCCCACGCCGGGGATCGATCCGCCGAAGAGCAGGTTCGCTGCGGCGGCCAGTTTCGTAGCTGCCGTGTAGGCCGCGACAGCTGCGGCAGCCAGACCGAGCACGCCGACAAAGGCCGTCAGTCCCTGCACAATGGCCGGATTCTGCTCAATAAATTCGGCGATCGGTTCCAGAAGGCCGGTCAGGCCTCCCGCAACAGACGCGATCATGGGCGTCAACGCATCTCCAATGGAGATTTTCACGTTGTTGGCTGCGTTGGAAAGCATCGTCAGGCGGCTTTCCGTGGTGGCATACCGCTTCTCAGCTTCTGCGGACAGCGCGGTATTCTGTTCAAAGGCGGCGTTCGCGTCCCGGATGGCGTTGGCCATCAGATCTCCGGAGCCTGCCAGGGACAGGATCATGCGCTGCATCCGGGTTTCTTTAATGCCGAGCTCGTCCAGCAAGACGGATGCGGAAGCGCCGTTACGCTCCACATCGTTAAGACCAGTGATGAATGTGGCCAGAGCATTCGCGGCGTCATCGCCCCATGCGTCTGCAAACTGCTGTGCACTCATGCCGGCAATGCTGGCGAAATCCTCTAGACCGTCACCGGTTTCAACAGCCTTGTTCAGCTGACTGATCAGCTTCGACATACTGGTGGAACCGGCAGCGGTTTCGATACCCAGAGAGGTAACTGCTGCGGACAGGCCCATCATGTCGGCCTCGCTCATGCCTGCCAGTGATCCGGCAGCGGCGATGCCTTGGCCCATGTCCACGATTTTCTGCTCTGTCGTGGCGTAGTTGTTGCCCAGATCAACCACAGCGGATGCCAGGTTGGAATACTGGCTCGGATCCATCTGGGTGATGTTCGCAAACTGCGCCAGCATGGTGGCCGCTTCGTCCGCCGTCATGGTGGTGGCGGTGGCAAGCATGCTCATGGTCGTGGAGAAGTCCAGCAGGTTGTCCTTGCTGATGCCCAGCTGACCGGCAACTTCCATCACGTTGGCCAGTTCTGTCGTGGTGACCGGCATCTCCGTGGACAGCTTCATGACGGCTTCGGACATCGCCTGCAGCTCGCTGGCGCTCATGTCCGTGGTCTTCGACACGCCGGTCATTGCGCTTTCAAAATCGATGGATGCCTGGGCGCATTCCTGCAGGGTATCGTAGACCGTTTCCAGTCCCTTCATGACGCCGACAGCAGACAGTGCGGAGGAGATGCCGCCCAGCAGATCCCCGGTGCTCCCTGCGGAATTGAGGGCATCCAGCTTGGCCTTCATATTGTCGATCTGCTGTGAGCCCTGCGAGAACGCGGATGCGAACCCGCCGCCCAGGGCGGCGTTCAGCTCAAACAGCATCTGATAATTTGCAGCCATCGAAGCATCTCCTTTCGGTTATAGTGAAAAGGCCTACCGTCTCCGGCTTTGATTTCTGGCCTTTTGGATTTCTTTGTTCTCTTCGTCGATTACCTTATTGCCGGCGCGGATCCAGCGGGTGAATTCGGCCAGGGGCAGGCTGACCCAATCGAACACGGGTGTATTGAAGCTCTTCGCCATCCGCATTGCGTTGGTTCTCAGCCAGTCCCCGCCGTCTCCACCGGATGCGCCTATTTCAGCAAAAAATTTTGCACAGCATTCTTGACCCGGTTGAAGTCTTTCAGGCTCAGCGCCAGGAAGGCGTCAGTCCCCAGGGGGCATTTCGCCCGGGCGGTGGCCTTGGACGCGATGCCCATGATGTAATCGTTGTTCAGGGCGCCCATGATCACAGCCTGCTTCTTGCGCTGCATCAACTCTGCTTCGACTTCCATGCTGTCTTTGCCGGTCAGGTTCTCCAGATCCATGATGATCTCCGTATAGACGCGACCGTTATAATCCAAAGGCTTCGTCAATGTGAGGGTTACAACACCCGTGTTTTCCTTGGTGGTCGCTTCTTCCTGCGGAGCATTCGCAGTCTTGTTGTCTGCCATGGTTTTCGTCTCCTTTCGGTTCGTAAAAAGTTAGGGCTCTGGCAAAGCGCCAGAGCCCGTAATGCTTACTTGCCCAGCGCCTTGCGGATGGGGGCGAAGTAATCCACACCGTCGATGGTGCAGATGTAGTTCGTGGGATCGACTTCCCAGATCTTCACGCCATCCTTGTATCCGGCGTAATACGTCACGGAGAAAGTGTTGGCGGTGTCTGCCGGAGTGGCAGGCTGCAGGTTGCCAGGGTTCATGGCCTTCGGCCGGCAGACCATCACGTACTTATCGGCTTCGATGCCATACTCCGCATCTACGGTGTCCCAATACTGGGCAGCGACACGCAGATCCAGGTGGTGGGTCTTGGCAGCGGCCAGGGTCTTCGCGGCTTCGGTGGGGCTGCGGAAGTTCAGCGCGAGCTCCATGGCTTCCAGCATGCCGGTGACGGGAACGTCCACATTGCCGTTCATGCCGGCGCCCTGAATCTGGGTCACGATGAACGCCAGGTTCGGGAGCGTCGCCTGAGTCAGCCCCATATAGTTGACGCTGTCCTCATAGAGCTCATAGATGATATTGGTTTCAGGCTGCTTGGACATGTCTCATCCCTCCTTAAGTCAGAGCCGCGGTGACGTAGGACGGGTCATACTCAA